CCTCCGTCTCCACCATCGCCGAAGGTGCCGGCGGTTCCGTTGTTGATGTTGCCGACTCCTGCCGCGCCGCCGGCGTACTGCGTCGCGCCGCCGCCGCCCGCGATTCCGAGACCGGGGTCGCCTGTGAAGAGTCCACCGTCTCCGCCTCGCATCGAGTCGGACGGGTGCCTCTCGCTCTGGCCGCCGCCGGCCGCTGCGACGAGGATCGCTTCGGCGAGGGTTCCCCCGGCGGGGATCACACGGGCCGAGCCTCCTCCACCCATTCCCACGAAGCCGGAGAAGGCGTCTCCGACCCCACCGTCGGGCCAGCGGCCGGCGGACGTATCGACTCCCCCTTGGTCGGGAACGTAGACGTCGAAGATGGTGCCGGGGACCACCGGGAAAGTGGCGGTGACAATTCCACCGTTGGCCTGTGTGCTGAAAACTGAGTCGACTCCGCCGGTGCCTCCGGCGGCCTCGATGGTTACCTCGGTGACGCCATCGGGAACGGTGAACTGTTGCGCCGCGTTGGACACGTACCGGAAGGTTTCGCTATTCGCGACGGTCGGGGTCTGCTGCACTGCGCCGATGGCAAGAACGAAGAACCGCGACTCGCCGGTGAGGACGTCGATCCCGTTCGCCGGATCCGCTCCGCCGGAGGCTTCGGTGCTCATCCTCACCCGGTAGTCATACTGGCCGGAGAGATCGGTCTCGGCCCATTGCAGCGTCCCGTGAAAGACCTCTCCGTCGAGGTACGGGATCCGGAGCTCCCGATAGACGGTCGCCGCGTGTGAAGAGTCGTAGACCTCGGCGATCATGTCGCCGGCGCCGACTCCGGTACCGAAGAAGTCGACGTGGTAGTGGGCTTGGCCTCCCTCTCGGAACTTGAGCGGGAGCCGGTTCACTATGAAGCGGCCATCGTTGCGGATCTGGAAATCTGCGCGCGAGTCGGCGACGAACATCGTCCACTCATTCGAGGCCTGCGGTCGGCCGGCGCCGTCGGTCGAGGCGAGGACGTCGGGGAGCTTGCCGAGCTCGATCTCGTCGCGCCACGGTTCGAGCGGGTATTGCTTCCGGCGGACGACTGACGTCGAGAGATCGACTCCGAGGTCTTCGTCGAACACTCGGACGGTGTCGGCGATGTTCACCACTTCGGTGATCCCGGTCAGCTCGGAGAGGTCGATGACTCCGACTTCGTAGGTGATCGTCCCGGCGGACATTGTCGCGAGGCGGGCGACCATCGCGGCGAGCAGATCGGTATCGCGGAGGAAGGTCCCGTCCGACCACACGCGGGAACGGGTGAAGCGTTCGCGGGCGGTCGTGATGTCGATCCCCTGGTCGGTGTAGAACGTGAAGTCCTCGACGTACTCGGCGCCTCCGTTCACTCCGGCGACGTTGAGACCGGATGCGCCATAGCCGTAGAGGACGGTGGCCTCCGGTGGGCGGATCCGCCGGCGCACGGTGCGAAGGTTGCGCCGGTATCGGAAGCCGACTCCGCGGTCGGCGCCGCGGTCGGTGACGAGGTCGACGGAGCGCTCGTCGGTGTTCCATACCACGGCGGTTTGTGTCACTTTGGCCCATTCGCGCACGAGCGCCAGAACGGTGAGGTCCTGCTTCTCCATCGAGAACGTGGTGAGCGTTCCGACGGTCTGCGCGCCGACGGTCCACCCGGTGCCGGAGAGGATCTCTTCGAGGCCGGCGGCGACGGTGAGACCATCGAGCACGAGCGACCCGACGAAGGTCGGGTCGGCGAGCCGATACCACAAGGCGTTGCACTGGACAGACTTTCGGACTTCGTTTCCGTCGCGGCGGTCCTCGATCTCGGCGACGAAGAAGCGGCGCGACCTCCATCGGATCTCATAGTCGACGGCGAGGAGGTAGGCCTTCGGGTCGTCGATCGGGATCTCGAAGCCGAGGCGCTCGGTCTCGTCGATCCGTTCGTCGTGCCAGAGATCGACGATCACGAGACCACTCCGATCTGCACGCCTTCAAGGTCGGCGACCCACAAGAGCTCCCGGCGGGGAGGTCCTCCTCGAGCGGCGAGGGTGAGGAGCTCGGAGATAGTCGCCGAGCTCGGCTGCTCGACGACAACGAACGCGAGGTCGACGGTCGGCGGATCCGGTCCGAATAGAGCCGCGGTGAAGCGGGCGCTCACGGGTCAGCCTTCGTAGATCGCCCACGGGAAGGCGCGGCCGGTCCCGGCGCTCTGCTTGAGCGTGGCTTTGAAGTGGTGGGGCGACATAATCGGAACGGACATCGCGAGCGGTGAGGTCGGCGGAGTCGGGCCGTAGGTGGCACGGTGGAGGAGACGTTCGGTGTCCGAGCTGGTCGCCTTGCCGTAGACGCGGAGCTCGACAATGTCGCCGGCGACCATCGCGGCGAGATCGACCACGAGGGCCAGCGCGGCGGCGGTGGCGACGGTGGCGAGGGTGTGTTCCGTCGAGATGGTCGCGGTCTGTGATCCGCTGGTGTTGACGAGGACGGTCATCGGGTTTCCCTTCTCAGGCCTGCAATGCGAGCACTTGAACGTCAATGATGCGGTCGGTCGCGTCTGTCGTGTTCGCGAGGAACCTAGCCGCAATGCGTGAGCCTGCCGGGATACTGCAGGGGAGCCAACCCTCGAAGCCGACTCCCATGTAGCCGCTCGTGGTCGCGGCGACTGGTAGCCGGGCGATGACCTGTTCGGAGGCGGCGGCGCCTACGCCGATCTGCAGGTAGTTCGAGTAGAGGTTGGCCTCCACGGGGGCTGTGTTCCGGTTGCATCCTTTGCGGACGTTGATCGCGACAATGTCGGCGGGGGTCGAGGCCTCGATCGTGGTCCACGCGCCATAGGTGGAGATCACGGCGCCGGCGTCGATCGGGGTTCCCTTCGAGGTTCCGGTGTTCGCGCCGAGGGTCAAGATCGGGGCGCCGACCGATTCGGCCCATAGGCCTCCGGCGAGGAGGAAGCCGTCGATCGTCACTTGCTGGGATCCGGTGTCGCACTGCACGCGGGCCGAGAGCCGGGAGCCTGCCGGAATGAGCGCGGGAAGGTGGAGGCTTGCGACGAAGCGGAGGGGCTGGTCGATCAGGAAGTTTGAGAGGATCACTTGCTCGGAGGCGGCGGCGCCGATCGCGAGGTCGAGGAGGAAGCTCCGCCCGGAGGCGGCGGCGTTGTTCACTCCGAAGTAGAGGCCGGAGGCGTCGGCCGAGGTCGAGGCGACGAGCTGCGAGTATGTGCCCTTCGTGTGCGTGCTGGCCGACGAGGCCGGCGCTGCACTGACAGAGTCAGCGAGGATGGTTCCGCCGAGGGTTACCGGGAAGTCGGGCATGGGGTCAGCTCCACAGGGTGAACGAGAGGACGAGAACGCCGATCGGGATCCGGATCGTCTCGCCGAGACTGATCGACTGGGGGACCGGGAACGGCACGATCCACCACGGGTTCCCGTCGGAGGCCGCGTCCCATAGGGAGACGTGATCCCAATCCTCGGTCGCGGTGGCCGAGGCGATCGAGCCGAGGCCGGCGTTGTCAACGATCCCACCGATCGGAGTTCCGAAGGCGATAGAGATCCGGCGGGTCTCGGCGGCGGGAAGGAGGAGGGCGTCGGGTCCGGGGTTCCCGAGGTGGCCCTTCGCGTAGAGCGTCGAGGGCATCGGAACCGAGCTGAGCACTCCGTTCGCTCCGTAGGTGGTCAGGAAGCCGGCCATCGCTAGAGCTGGAACCCTGTCGCGACCGCTGCGGCGTGAGTGTTGCCGGCGCCGAGCGCGGGCACAGTGACCACGATCGCGGTGTTCGTGGCGGAGGCTGGCACAGGGTGCGAGAAGGTGACGTGGAGCGGGGTCCCTGCCACGGCGGCGCCAGCGGGGACGGTGATGATGTAGGAGAGGGTCCCGCCGGTGGTCCCGGTGATAGCCACGATGATGTTCGAGGCGCCGGTCGCGCCGGCGAAGGTGACGGAGAAGCCGGTGATGTACGTCGTCTTCGAGACGGCGCCGGAGAGCGTCGCGACGGCGGAGGCGTTGGCCACGTTGCCGGAGGCGCCACGGACCGGGGTCGCGGTGACGGGGTACACGCCGATCTGTTGGCGGAGCGTCGAGAGGAGTCCCTTCAAGAGTGCGACGAGGGATCCGCTCGCGGTGTAGTCGGTCACGGCGGCGTCGGCCTTGGCGCCGGTGGTGACGTCTCCTCCGTCGGCGGTGCGGCGCCATTGGTACCACTTCGAGGTTCCGTCTCCACGGTCCGCGAACTCGGAGGAGGTCGGGACGTTCGACTGGTCGGTGTTGAGGTTGGTTGATTGCTGAGGCATGTCATCGGAACCTTTCGCGCCATGTGATGAGAACAGTGATCGCGGTCGCGGTGCCGGTCCACACGAGGGTCCACGTGTTGGTCCCTTCGGTGATCCGAGGGAACTCGCCGGAGATCGAAGCCATCGCGACCGCGGCCGGATTGAAGGCGCCGGTGAGATCGACATCGGTCGAGGCGCCACGGGTGACAACATCGGAGATCGACGAGATCGTAACGGTCTGGTCGTCGAGGATCGTTTCGGCGAAGTCGAGCGACGAGGTTCCGAGCGTGAACGTGAAGCCGGTAATCGTCCCGTTCGTCGGTGTGATCTCGATCACTGGCAGAGCCTCGACGGTGTCGGGTGCGATGAAGGAGTCGCCGGCGGGGGAAGCTCCGGCGACCGCGAACGACTCCGAGGACGGGAGGACGGCGAGAGCGTAGGGGCCGACTCGGAACGGGATCGAGATCGTCTCGGCGTAGGTGAGCCACTCGGCGACGTCCACTCCGGAGTCGAGGATCGCCTCGTGGTAGCGGTCCGGTTCGTCGTCGATGATGAGCGCGCCGGTCGCGCCAATGTCGGCCCAGTAGGCCAGAGCTCGGACGGCGGCGCGGCGGTCGGCGAAGGTGGCCGATGTGATGTCGAGCTCGATCGTCAGGGTCCGGTCGCCGGGTTGCTCGGGGAAGACCCACGAGCCAGCTCGGCCGGGGACGTCGACGAAGACGTTGCGGCGGGATCCGACGAGCGGGCGGAGGACCTGCAGCACGAGCGCGTCGGGGACGTCGGTCGCGAGCTCGGCGGAGTTGTATCGGATCGTGGTCATCGGTTGCTCCCGGCGAGGACAGTACCGCGGCCGAGGTTCGAGCGTTCGAGCTCGCGCAACACCACGCGAGTGAGCTCGACGGCTTGGCGCTCGAAGAAGCCAGGGTCGCGGACTTCGGACGCGACGTTCATCGTGAGGTTGACGGTCACTCCGCCGGCGGCGCCGGTGGCGGTGATCGCTTCGGTCACGGTCTCGCGCATGATGTTTTGCGGGGTGACGATCTCGGGGTTCCGGGCGGCGCCGGGGTACTCACCACCGAGGAACATTTGCGGGCCGGAGAGAACTCCACCCGCGGCCATGCTCGGGATCGTGAAGCTCTTCCCTCCGACGAATGGGATCCAGTCCGGAGTCTTGAAGCCGAAGCCTCCGACGGTCGAGTTCCACACGGTCTTAATGAGATTGAAGGCGGCGACGAACGGCGCGGAAATGATTCCGGCGAGCGTCGAGAATGCGCCGGTGATCGCCTTCGGGATCCCGGTGATGAAGCCGACGACCTGGCCACCGATCCCGGAGACGATTCCCCACACGGTCGACCACGCGCCCTGCACGGCGTCGACGATCGAGGTCATCACTCCGGAGATCTTGGCGAAGATCGCGTCCCAGTTCTGCACCACGAGGAGGACGATCGTTCCGATTCCGCCGGTGAAGATTCCGAGGAGGAGCGGCCACCATTGCCGGAAGAAGTCGGCGAGGCCGTTCCACGCGGTCGAGATCGCGGAGGTCGCGCCGTTCCATAGTCCGACGAAGAAGTCGGCGACGGCTTTGCCGGCGGAGCGCATCCAGTCCCACACGGCGGAGAGCGCGGTCTTGACCTTGTCCCAGTTCTTGACGATGAGGATCGTCACGAGCACGAGGCCGGCGAGGACGAGGATCCACGGATTCGCGGCCAGCATGGAGAACACTCCGCCGAGCTTCTTGAAGAGGTCGATCGCTTTCAAGATCGGGCCGGCGAAGCCGATGAGGCCGGCGGTCACGGTGCCGATGATGAGGACGATCGCTTGGAGGGGTCCGGGGATCTGCGAGAAGACGTCGAGGAAGCCGACGAGGAAGCCTCCGAGGACTTCGATCGTTGGCGCGAGTGCTTCGCCGATGTTGAGGAAGGCGACGGAGAAGCGGGCCTTCAACTTGTCGATGGTGGCGGAGAGGCCTTGGTTCATGGTGTCGAAGGCGGCTTCGGTCGCGCCGGCGGAGTCCTGCATCCCGGCGAGCGAGTTCGTGAAGGCTTCGGTTCCTCCGCCGGTGAGCGCGAGAGCGGCGGAGCCGGCCTCGACGGATCCGAACATATCGGAGATCGAGAGACCAGCGTCGGCGGCGCCTGCTTCGAGGAGTTGGAGCGCGCCTTGGACGTTGCCTCCGCCGGCGATGAAGTCGCGGAAGCTCTTCCCGGCGAGTCCCTCGAAGGTGGTCGCGGTCTCGCCTCCGGCCTTCGAGAGCTCGATGAAGAGTTGGCGGAGCTGCGTGGTCGCGACGGTGGTCGGCACACCTTGCAGCGTCATCGCGGCGAGGGAGGCGGTCACTTGGTCGAAGCCGATTCCGAGGCCGGCGGCGGTCGGGGTGACTTGGAAGAGCGAGGCGGAGAGCTCGTCGATCGTGGTCTTGCCGAGCTTCACGGTCGTGAACATGAGGTCGGAGGCTTTGCTCGCCGGGAGGACGTCGGCGCCGTACGCGTTCACCACGGACGAGAGGCCGTCGACGGCGGTCGTTAGATCGGTGACTCCTCCCTTCGCGAGCTTCTGCGCGGTTTCGAGGAAGGCGAAGACGTTGTCCTTCGGGACTCCGGCCGAGAGCGATTGATAGAGCGCGGGGACGACCTGGGTCGGGAGGACTCCGAACTCCGTCGAGAAGCTCTTGACCTGATCGGTCATCTTGCCCATAGCGTCGCCGGAGATCCCGGGGAGCAGAGTGAAGACCTCGTTCATCTGCTTCTCGAAGCCGCCGAAGTCGATCACGGACTTGGCGAGGACTCCGGCGCCGGCGAGCGCGACTCCCTTCATCGCGTTCGAGAAGGCGCCTCCGACTTTCTTCCCGGACTTGGAAGCGGCCGGGGTGCCTTCCCGGTCGAGCTGCTGTTCGAGGTCGCGACCGAAGCCGTCGGCGTCGGGCTTGATGGGGACGTATCCGGTTCCTACCTTGTCGGCGCTCATGTCGGCGTTACCTCTTGAAGAAGGAGCGGATCTCGTCGAGCGATGCTCGGCGAGGCTTCGGCGGTGCGATGGGGCGAGGGTAGCGGAAGGCCTTCGGCGGGCGAGACGAGATCTTCTTCGGATCCGACCACGCTCGGCCGGTGAGGATCACGAGCTCGTCGAGCTTCTCCAACGTGAGAGCGAGGAGCTCGTCCGTGTGTGTCCAGCGTTCCCGATGCGCCACGGCGAGAGCCTCGAAGATCTCGCCGGGCGCATGCAGGACGGCGCAAGGGTCTACTCCGAGGTCGGCGGAGATCCGGGCGACGTGTCGAAGGATTCCGCCGGCGGAGGGTTTTCGGGATCCTCGTCCTTCTCCTCGTCGGGCTTGAGAATCTCGATGTCCTCGACTCCGAGGAGCCACGCGTCGAAGGCGTCTTCGGCCTTCGCTGCGGCGGGTCCTTCGAGCTCGACGAAGGCGGCGAAGAAGACGGGCTCGGAGTCCTCGCTCTTCATCGCTTCGAGACCGAAGCGGCGCTTCGCGGCGATCTGCGAGAAGGCGCCGAGAGAGAAGTCGTCCGCCGGTCGGCCGGTGCGATAGGTGATCTTGATCCGGGCCAGCTCAGGAAGCGGCCGGCGTCCATGCGGGATCATCGGAGTCGATGAACCACGGCGAGACGAGGCCGTTCGCCAGAACGGTGAAGGTGATCGGGAGGAGCGCGGGGCCGGTCTTCGCGAAGGTGCTCTCCGTGTTCGAGGTCACGAAGCCGCGCGGGATCCCGACTCGGAAGTTCCGGTCTCCGTCGGCGATGTCGAGCACGAGCGCATTGATCGCCAGGGTCTCCGGGGTCGGGGGCTCGTAGCGGTACTCGCCGGCGCGCGGTTGCGTGAAGCCACCACCACCGAAGGCGAGAGGGATCGAGTCGACGTTCCATTGGAGGAGCGTGAACTCCAACATGGCCTCGCGCTCGGTGACGTGCACGCGCACGGGGTAGAAGCTCTGCCACGGGCGCACGGAGTTCGTGGTCTTCCCGTCGGTGAACTTCGCGCCGTCGTCGGTCAGATAACCGAGGTTCGCGAAGTCGGCGTGCAGCGCTTCGGTGAGGTACTGCGGCATCTCGGTACCTTCGGGGGCGACGTACAGCGTCCCGTTTCCACCGATAACGATTTCTGCTGAATCGAGCATGAGGGGCGACCTCCTGGCCTAGTGCCGGGAGGGCGTCTCCCGGGCTAACTGGTCGCGACTGTAGCGAGCGGGCGCGCGTGAACGGTGGACGTGAAGAGGAACCGCGGTTTCGCCGGCGAGAAGTCCTCGTCGGGGAGATCGAGCAAAGCTCCCGGGGTGGAGCCGTTCACGACTCCGCGGCCGGGGTACTCACCCACGAGCCGGGAGTCGATCAAGGCGCGGCAGAGGTTCGCGATCCGGAAGGCGTCGGCCTTCGAGCCTCCCCACGCGTCGACCT